CCTGTTAGAACCACCGTATATTTCATAGACTGGTTGGTCATACGGATTATACGAATTAGGCTGCCAGCCTGTGTTGTACTTATCCCAAACAGGTTGAGGTGGCGCAGGTTGCTTGTTTTGGATTACAGGGGTCTGGAAAAACCAGTTATTGATTGGCGTTTTCTTCTTAGGCGGCTTGATAGTGAAGGTGGTGTTGTAGCCACCACCTGTGCCGGTATCTGTTTGCTTGACGTTATAGTTGAGTGGCATATCATACTCCTATCTCGTTCTCTAATTGAGACAATTCCTCTTGATTGACTTCTGGCATGCCTTTCATCTGCTGTGCGAGCATTCTGCTAATTGCTCTATCCGCAGGCGCAGCCCAAGCTGTTTCAAACTCCGTCTGTATTTCTATAAACGAAGCTTTTGCTTTAATAAAAGCATCTATCGCATCTCTGATTGTTATCACATTTCACCTTCCTGAATACCTTGCGGTTCACCATTGGCTGAAGTTGGCTTCATGTTAGGTCGGCTGGCAGGGATAGCGCCCTTGCCTACTACTGGTGGCATTCCACCCATCGCTGGGTCAAACTGAATGTCTTGTGGCATACCACCTGGGGGCATACCTGGGGGCATTGCGCCCTGTGGCATACCTTGTGGCATAGGTGGCTGTTGCATCATTTGTTGTTGCTGCGCCATCTGTTGAGCCATCTGCTGTTGTATCTGCAGCTCTATCTCTTGTCGCATAGCGCCAGTGAAATATTCTTCAATACGCATATCAGCAAAGCGCTCTTCAACAATCTTCTTAGTCATATCATCAGACTGCCCGATACCGAGAATGTTCTCTCTAATCCATTCGTCAGAAACAAAGCTGTTCTGTTTCATAATCGCTGCCACGTTAGCCATCTGCAGTTTATCCTGTGGCAAGTCGGCTTCCAGCTTCACATCAATAATAAGGTCGTCAGGGATCTCAGCCGTCTTTATTTGTTCAAGACCGTGTTCTGAAAGGTAAGTGCGTTTGGTCGGGTTGTCTTTCATTAGAGCAAACATCGTTTCAAATGCCTGCCCAATGCCAGCACCACCGCAGCGCTGGGGTGCAATCAATGGCAAGCGCCCAGACTGCGATAACAGGGCAATGGTAGAAAAGGCGGCATTGCCAGGGTCCCCACCACCAAGCGCCTGCTTATACATAGTGGATTCTTCTATCTGCTGGTCGAGCATCTGCTTACTAAACATAATGTCCTGGTTGATTACTTCACGTTTCATAGGACCGAACTTGTCGCCAGGGTTCAGATGTAACACACCGCCTGCCACAGAAAAGTCAGGAACTATCTCGCTGTCCTGCTCGCCCTTCTCGTGCACAAAAGCGGGCTGCATAGCGTAGGCAAACAGGTTGGTGAAGTTGAGCGTGTTGATTAGGTTCAACCGCTCCCACATCTCGGACTTCTGAACACCATACAGGAAAGACTGTGATTTCAGCTCAGGGTCTTTTTCAAACGCTACCCCCTCAGCAGACTGCACTACAATCGGAATAATCGGCAAGCCGTGCTCTCCATTGTTATCTGCACCTATAAACGGTATGTCCTCAGCGTCAATCCAGGTGAAGTGGTGCTCTAAACTCCAATACTCTTTGTAGGTGACAACCTCTGTGGCTTTCTTAGTAGCGTAGCTTTCACGGTCTCCAAACATAGAGCGGATATTGCCATATGTCGTTTCAGTCTGCCGGTAGTAAGCGGTCAAGCCATAAGCATCAAACTGAGCGCTGCCAGTCTTTGGGTCTATAGGGGTAAAGAGAAATGGCGTGTACTTAGCAATACGCTCATACCTTGCCAGGGTAGCTTTATTGGTCATCCCATTGCGGTAGTGCTCCAGAAGGTCAGTCGTGTCGGTAACAGCCAGGTGAAATTGACCATAGCGCAAGAGAGCGTTAGTCAAGTCATAATGCACAGGTTTTTGTAGAAGTCTGCCAGAGTGATACCAGACGGCTTTACAAATCTTCTCAATGTTCTCAGCCATTGCTATAGACTGGGCACTGTTCTTATCGTGGGGCACATTTATCTGTGGGTCAGTAGAGGTTAGGATTCTAACAGCTCCCATAAACTGGTTGCGGACCGAAGGTGAGATAGTGACCTTGACGTTCTGAACGTCAGGTTGCCCGCTCCACTTCATATTTATCATCTCATCAATCTTCTTATGGATAGCCCTTGCAGATGAGTGAGTTGCATACAACTCCTCGCCGTGGTCTTTAGCGTTTTTGAAAGCGTCTATGTTGATAGCCATTATACCCTCGTCAGTTTAGCAAACGGTGAAGTTGTTTGCGTTATTGGTGTTTTCCTCTTGTAATCGCCTACAGAAGTAAGCAAATACTTAAGAGCATCGTAGGAATTATGTACAAGTATACCATTGGCATAAAATTCGTTTATCCCCTCAACCTCTAAGTTATAGACCGCTTGATCTGTTTCTTCGCATAACCCAAGCACATACACGGGAGCAACATTGTTTCCTTGCGTACTTATTGACGATAAACGTTTTTCCACATGCTGGGCAGGTGCGCTCTTCATTGTCGATCCCTGAGACGCGCCGCCATTGTGCTCTGCAATTGTTGGAACAGAACCTGGCTCTCCAGGCGATGGTGTCAGTAACTTGATATTCTTTGCCGCAGACTTCACAGGTTGCTGTAACTGTCGGTCTGTCAGCGAAGGTTTCTTTCCCGTGTTCCATGTGCCATTCGTGTCCAGCTTCGGATTTGTGCCAGCCAATAGCAAGCGGTCTAATCTTGTTGGCATGCTTCCGTAGCCACTCAAGTTTGCTACTCGAGATTTCATGCCGGGCAGTATGCTCTTCAGGAGACAGGCACTCGAGATTTGAGATATCGTTGTTGAGAGTGTTCTTATCTTTGTGATGAATCTGGTAGCCCATGGGGATCTCTCCGTTGTAGTGTCTCCAAATATCCCTGTGCAAATAATCTTTGCCTTTGCGCTTATCGCTTGCAGAAGGGGTGTAATAACATTTGTTAGCCCAGTGTGGGCTATTCGGGAATCGCCTGTACTTTGTGCCGTTGAAGATGATTGTTTCGCTTCGTTGTTCCATACATTAATTATATCACCATATCGCAGTGTGTCCAGTCGGGTCCAGCCCTTATCCGCAACCCAGACGGGATGATTGCCTGTTCCAATCAAGTAGCTGCCATTTGAGAAAGACACCCTGATAACCTTAGAAGAAGGTGACTCCATCCAACTGCTAAGTACCTTACAGTATCCTTCTCTTGTCATAACCTTATCACCTGCTTTAACTTTTATAATGGGGATGTCGCCACGTTCAGTCTTGATAAGTGTTTCTGCGATTAAACAGTGGTCTTCCGCTCTGGTGTCTACATCCTCTGGATTGTTCTTATCATAAACCAGGTGAGACAATTGTTTAATAATATTAGTGCAATTCTCAAAAAACACAATACCTGGCATCCCATCTTCCATCGGTTGTAACAAGCGGTCAACCTGCCTTTTCCCTTGAATACGGTCATTGTTTCCTTTCCTGAGAAACAAGCCGTTCTCTGCGTATATTTTACTACTTGATGTAACTTCACGCTGAGTCTTTCTAACCCACATAGCAGGGTCGGCATACTTCACAGCTCTGCGTTCCTCTGGGTCTGAATAGTCCAGAATCAAACGAGCCTGCTGCTGGTCTGTGAGTTCAGTCTTATAAATCTCTTTATAGATATAAATACGTCCATTATCGGGATTGCGTGCGCCAAACAAACAGCAAAATGGGGCTGCGTACCCGCTATCTATGCCTATAATGCGTGACCAATGCTCTGGAATGTAGAAAGGCTCGATAACGTGGGTCTCTTTCTTGAAAGATTTGAAGGCAAGCCCCTTAAACAAGTTCCATTCGCCGTCTACCCACGCTTTTTTGAGGTCTGGTGGCAAAGAATTTAGCATTTGGTAGTAATTCTCGTCTAAATAGGGGTTATCCCCTGGTTTTGAAGGCACAAAATGGAATTGATTAGCCATATTCTGCATTTCTGGCGGATATTCCTTCTCAATGAAGTAGTTATATACCCATTCGTTGCCAATACCGTCAGGGTTAGAGCCTGCAAAGAAGGGGGTGTGGCTGATACCCGCCCATCTGAGCGATCCGAGCAGGGTATTGAATACGTCTATCTGATTTTCAGTCAGCTCATCCACAAAAATAGCAGCAAACTCAGCGCTTTTATACTTAGAAGTGTCATCCAGGTTCTTCAAAGTGATAGCGCCGCCACCAAACTTGTGGTCTATGTAGAAAGCGAGACCGTGTTCTCTGCTTTCTTTGAGCGTACCGAGCCAATCTGGGAACTCTGCGCCTATCTTTGCTATCTGGCGCTCTTGTAAATCAGTATAAGTGCGAGAGAACAGCCCTGTCGTGACGTTTCTTATCCCCTTTGAAGCCCAGTATAAATGCAAAGAGGCAAGTGACCACCTGCCCCATCTTGATTTACCACCACCACGAGCACCGCCATATAACAAAAACTTATATTTATGGATAGCTTTGTAGGCTTCTAACTGCTTTGGCGTGAAGCCTACAATTTCATTCCACTGGACCAGCTCATTCTTCATCTGGCTCAAAGTCTTTGCTCATAAAAACGCCCTTGATGTCGTTCACTTCCATTTGCTGAACAGGCGGCTCAATGTAGCGCAAAAGCTTGGTGACGTGCTCAATCCACCCATCGGCATCATACGTGAAGATTTTGCCTTTTATCAGCTCTCCAGTGTCGGGGTCGCGTCTGTCAGGCAGCTTTACTTCTCCAGTTGTTAACAGCTGAATAAGCGCTTCAGCCAGGATAATGCGCCGTTCTACCAGCGTAACACCTTCCTCTGGCAGCTCTACCTTGATTTGCTTGCTCAAACGACCTGTGACAAGGTCAGCAATCTTCGCACCTCTTGACTTGGGGTTGTATTCTGTATCTTGTTTCATAGGTTAATCCTCCTCAACCATTTTATTATACAGTATTATTGTCTGTTTTGTAGAACCCCTTGCCTTTGAATATCACTGGTGTATCATTCCAGGAACGCGACATCTTTACTTCGCAGTGCTCACACTCTGGCGCTGCTGTCTCATCCACCTCATAGCTGCGGACTTGTACCTTTTCCCTGCTGCACTTCGGACATCTATATACGTATGTTGGCATCTGTTTTCTCCAGTAACTAACCTATTATACAACTTTCTGTCGACTATAACCGATAAAGTAAGCGGGTTCGCGAGAATTGTCGATTATGGTCGACAAACGAAAAGCAACCTGCGCGTTTATTGCACAATACAGCTTGAGTAATAGTGTCACACTTCCTCACACTCCTATTGTGAGGAAGTGTGACACTATTTCCAGCGAACCTTCCAGCCCCAAAGTTATTGTATCAAAAACCACAAAAGCGAAAGCCCCACCCTGTCTCTTTGTGTAGTAACGGTTGAGGACACTGGTGGGGCTGGCAAAAGGAGCATCTATATTGTACTACACTTCATCCAATAT